TTGGAGTAGATGTCAACTTATTTCGTATAGTTACAGTCTTTCCAGCCGCTACTGAGAACGTAGTTTCAAAGGTTTCCATGTTATCAGCTAGTGTGAGCTTTGTTAAGCCGTGCGTCAACTTCTTAACTAACTCCTCTACATCTTTTATTGAACCTAAATTAAACTTCATTACTCTTTTATCTCCGATCTATATGGAGCTGCTATCTCAAGCTCATAATTAGTTATTAAAACATTCTCATTATTTACATTATTAGCAAACCTTAGTTTAAGTGAGCGTGATTTGCCTGTAGGTAACTTACTTTTTAAAAATTGAGAAGGTAGAGATCCCCATGAGTCTGTACCCCATCTAAAATTACCCCAGCCTCCACCAGCTTGTTTAGCAAAGTCAAAGTCTATTTTCCCACTATTTGCATTTACATAATTATTTTGTACACCTGCTTCTAGCTTAAATCCTGGAGATTCAAAAGCTCCATCAGTATCAAAACTATGTACTTTTAAACGCAAAAACTTTTTAGGTACAGTAGGGTCTCCTAGTGATTCCCAGTTAGTTTCATATACAAAATTTATAGCTTTACCGTTGTCAGAGTAATCATCAGCATCCCCATTGTCTGCTATGGTAGCTAACACATTTGTAGTATTTGTCATACGAGAAAAATTTACTGTGTCAGAAGACTCTGTTATACCATTTGTAAACTCTAATGTATCCCATCTCAACCAAGCCTGTCTAAAATAATCGTAAGCTAGTATCAAACTGTCTGAAGATATGTAAGCAGACATAGTATCTTCTAGTGTATTATATTCAGAATCACCTTGAATTATGTAATCTGGAATACATACTAGTAATAAGTTTTTAGAGGTCCAGTTAAAAGATATTGCTTTTTCTTTTACAAATTTAGATTCTAGAAATAAAGGTCTTATTAGTTCAGATAGTTCTGATAGACCTTGATTAGATACTGTATAGATACCTGTATCAGATACAAACGCTAGACCTCCTCTAAATTCTTCAATAGATGCCTGACTAGTACAGCCTACCCCACCCTCTTTAGTTAGTAATTCTACAGTAGGTAACTCTAGTTGATTTATATTACCTGATACAGTAAAGATACTGTCTCTATGGAATACAAACATAAGATCTTTTAGAGCTGATATTGCAGTAATTTTAGATCCAAAGGGAGATTCTACCACAATACCGTTATCATCGTCTGGAAAGTATTCAGAACCTATCTCACCTGTAGTAAAGTTTTTAGGCAAAGAGTATTGAACATTATTAACATTGTCATTTTGCCCAGCAATTACTAAACAGTTTTTAAATACCGTTAAATATTTTCCCTTAGGTGGTGGATCTTTCCTTTTTATAGGTTCTACAAACGCTAAGAAAGGGTTTATTACTGGATTATATTGAGTAGGAGCTTGCGCATCATTAGGCTCATCCCTATACTTATCTGTAAATCTAGTTACTCCAAGCGTGTTAGAAGGGTTTGAAGGATCTGGTGTGTCGTAACCATACTCCAAGTCTGCTATTTTATAGTATTGTCCTACAACTTCACCAGCTATTGGAGAGTATCCTTTTGATCTATATACTAAAATACGTAGGCGATTTTCATCGTGTAATTTTTCTATGGGGTAATCAGTATCCGTTAAAGTTGTACCTAAAGTAATTCCTGTAGAAGATTCCCAAGTATCATCAAATACACCGTCTGTTTTAAAGGTACTTAAATCTGATATGTTTAATGGAAAACTTATATTTACACTTTTACCTGATCCTACAACTAGTTTAACTGGATCTGAAGGTTGACTACTTATAATGTTTCCTTTAAAGTCTGTATATTCATAGACAAATCTATACTCGTAAGTTTTGTCTCTTAACTGAGAAGATACGTCTACTATATCTAATCTACCATAAGTAAGTGTAGAGTTATTATATAATGTACTAAATAAAAACATAGCTTTTGTAATTTCTATAAAGTTAGGAGATACTCCATTATCATCTTGTCCTCGATATCCTGTACCTGCTGCAACCTGGTAGTAATCTTTAACATATCCTAATCCGTCTGTAGTTACCTCTACTGCAAAGTAATTACCATTTAAAGCTGAAGTAGACCCATAATCACTTAAATTAGCCCAGGCACTAAAAGAACCGTAACCACCTGTAATAGCTCCGTGTTTTCTTCTAAACTGAGGTGTACCTCCATTGTTTCTAAATTCTAAATAGTACTTTCTATCAGCTACTAAATCTTCGTCTACACTGTTAGGATTATCATAAACAGAATCATCGAAAGTAAAATATTCTACTTGCCCAGGATTAACATTATGTAAGTAATCTGTACTAGTTGTATTAAAACTAAATGTAGCTATATCTTTATCACAATTAGGTAGACCTGCTCTATATACATCATCTCCATCATATTTTAATAGCTCATCTATACCATTAGATATGTATAGTAAATTATTAAGAGGAGCAAAGTTTACGTTTTCTGTTAATACATCTTCATAATCAGATGATGTCCAGGTTAAATTAGATCCTACCTGCTCTTGAATAGATCCTATCGTTACTTTGGTAGGGAATGTAGACGAGGCATTATTAGATATCTCTGTATTAAATACATTTAATCTATCTATAGATTGAGACTTAAATTGAGGTACAGCTTGATTACTATCATTTCTAAGATCTAAAACTATGTTAGAAGTAGTTTTAGATGAAAACTTTATTTCGGTAGATCCTGAAGATAGGGCTGTGGGAAAAGCTGGAAAAGAGTTACTTAGAAATGTATCTAAAGCATTGTAACCTGTTTGAACTGCATTATTAAAGTTAGTTATGCTAAATGTATGTTTTTTTGCGGCTCCTGATCCTGTAGGAGTTGTGCCGTAAGATGCAAATAGTATATACTCTCTAAACAACCAAGAACTAGCAGATGTCCATGTAGAAGGAGTGTACTCCCACGATGATTCACCTCCAGCACCATAGTACACATCCCCTAAGTATCCCGAAGTCCAGTGTATTCTAAGATAGTTATGTACACCAGAAGAATATGTAGTAGAACCTCCTCCGGTAAGATCTTCATTAACATAAAATTGTACATTAGGCACACGAGTATGTTTAACACCATTTATTTGTACTAAGTCTTTTTTTAGCTGAAATTTCTCTAGTCCGTTAGGCAACCCATTTATAGAATCTATAGCAGCCGTATTTACGTATGTTACAGGAATCATCAACCAAAACTCTCCATAGTCTTCATTAAAATCAAATTCAATCCCAGGATCATTAATAAGATCTTGAAATCCATAAACAGATAAAGTGGACATGTTTTCAAAATCTATTGCAGGCGTTCCATTTTCCCCTAAAAAATCTGATCTAAGGTAAAAATCATCAAAAAAATCTTGTATTGTATCAGAGGATGTATAATCTTTATTAAAAAAAGAACCTCCGGCTGCGTCTGTAGCAGTAATAGTGGAAGTTCCTGCATCTCTTGTAAGTTGTAAAGATATAGGAGAGGTACTCACATTACTAGACCTGTACCCTACCATGTCAAATTCTACTTCTTTCTGAATAGTATTATTTTCTACATAAATTAATTCATCTACAATAGATCCATTTGCCCCAATATTTTTAAAGGTAGTCATTCCCTTTATAAAATTTGAGTTTCTTTTGTGTACAAACCCTTTTCTCTTGTTTATGGCTCCAGATATTCTGTACGCTGCGTTGCGCATATCTGTAGAAAACTCCTGATTACGCATGATATCAGAAGATCTAAGATCTAAACCTTTAAAATTTTCTGATGTTTTAAGTAATCTGTGGTCTACACCCATTATAAACTCCAATCATCCCAGCTATTAAGCTGTGGAATAAATGTAACATCGTCTGTAATAAGAGCATAACTCTTGACTATTTCTTCTTGCATAATTTGTAATTCTGCCATTGCTTCTGAACTATCTACACTGGAATCTCTTTTTAGTATTTTCCAGGCACAGTAAGCAATTAAAAAACGCTCTACCGATATATCAAGTTCTGAGTGAGAAGATGTATTTTCTCCATCTACTATGAAAGAACCTACTGGTATAGTTACTGCTGTGCTAGTAGGTTTACATGTTATAGTATTTATATCTGAATTAACTCTTTCTATATTTTCTAGTAGTATGTTACCCTTAGAATCTACTATAGAATAAAACTCTGCATCATCAATAGAATCAAAGTCTGTATTAAATGTAGTATTATCTAAATTTATAGTAAAATTAGCTGAGGTAGAAGAAGTTACTTCATCCAATATCTTACCTTTTCTAGTGGTTAATTCTTTCAATCTTCTTACATAATTTATTCTTATTTTTCCACCTGACTGAGGTTCTGGTGCAAGTAGTATATGTCCAGATCTTCTAATATAGCGAGCTGGATATCCATTTATCCCACTAGCTCTAGACTTTAAAGTGTCTTGTTGTAGTACGTAAAAATCTTCTTCTCTACCTGTTTGAGAGTATTCAACATTGTGTACTTTATTACCTAAAAAACAATCGCTAGGTAAGTCATATTTTTCTTGATCTGATACAGCATCTATAATTTTTTCAGCTATAAATACATTAGGATGATTATGTACAATAGCTGCCTGGAGGTGATACTGAGCATCATTTAGATACTGTATAAATTCAGAATCTTGAATACCTGTAAATTCAGATACCTCTTCATTCTCAGTCTGTCTCCTAACTTGATCTATTATTTTAGTTATATTTCTCATTGTTATCCTTATAAATTAACTTTTCTATTCATACCTGACAATAATGTTTTTGACATAGACTCAGCTAGTCTGCCTTTAATTCTTGCCTTATTGGTTTCTCCACCTGCTTTTGCTTCTAAGGCTTGAGCCTGAGCCTCTCTTTTCTGAGCCCTTCGCTCTTCTGCTGAGGACATGATTCCCATCACAGCTCCTACACCCATTGCTACTGGATTAAAGCCTGATGAAAGACCAGCACTTAAAGCACCTCCTACTGCTCCACCCATCTCGCCTCCACCGACAGCTTCTTTTGCCATGCCTCCAACATCAATTCCTGCTGCTTGAAGTCCCATGTTTACAGCCGCACCTGCGCCAATACCTCCAGCTCCTTTTTCTAAACTTTTTTCTACACCTTTCTTTAATACTTGTTCCCCACCTTTCTCCAACGCTTTCTTAGCAGCCATTTTTTGTAAGGCATGCTCAGCCATTTTATCACCAAAGAAAGATTGTACGTGCAAAGCTCCTGTATTTAAGGCTCCTTCAAGACCTCCCTCCATAGAAGGTTTTATCATTTTATCTAAAGATGATTCAAATTCACCTTGAGCTTTTCTTAAAGCTTCCATTTCTGCTTTTTTACTTAAATCAGTTACAACTCCACCACTAGCTTCAAATTCTGAATCGGACATTAAATGCATAGGTTTTCCGCCTGTATGCTTAGTCATTGGACCATGCTTAGGCTTAGAAAATTTTGGTCTATTTTTTTCTGAAGACATCATTGAAGCATAATTAGGTTCTACAGACATTCCACCTGTTTTTGCTTCTCCTGATTTGGTAGGAAGACCTACTGCATTATTAAATTGCCTTAAAAAACTCATCCTCTAACTCCTAAACTGGCTATTTTTCTACTCTTTTTTAACTTTTTTTCAGCCGCCCTCTTTTGAAGGTCCTGTAACTTTTTACTTCCCTTCTTCATTAATTTTTTTATATTTTTATTTAATTCCATAATTTACCTTTTAAAGTGATGTTGTAGTAATTATGTCTGTATTACTTCTAGTGCAAGTCTCAATATCGGCACTACCAGGAGATGCGGAACTATCACTATTAAGTTGTCTATTTGTGATAAAGGATGTATTCCAATAATTTAAAAAAGTACAATCATTAAGATTAGCTACTGCATTTGCTTCATTAAAGGAACTCTGATTTGCTGTTGTCCAAGATTTGTTCATGAGTGTAACTCTAGTCCAGGTAGATGATGTAGAAATATCTCTGTCATCTCCATTTTCTATTACGTCTATTCTCATTGAGTTTGTAAGATTATATTTGAACTCACCACATTTTATAAAAACATCTGTTAATGTAGTTGTTATACGATACTGAGGACTAGCTAGATCTTGAATAATAAAGCACTCATTACAAAATATTTGCGATCTTTTTATTGAAAAAGTATCAGCTATTGATAGTGTTGAAGGATCACTTGTTGTATCTGTGCCTGTGCTAGTACCTTTAAAAAGTAGATTACCTCCTACTATTTTACAGTCAGAAATGTCTGAAGAATTAAATGTTAAAGTTGTATTATCATCTACATAAATATCTATTTTACTAAAAGTTACATCAGTAAACGTAACATCAGCCGTTATTTTTAAAGTATCTCCTTCACTAGGACTATAAGAGTTAGCATCAGTTTGAGTAGCTATAGTAGTTATAGAACCACCGCCTGATCCAGCCTGATCCGTTCCAGGAGCCCATTCGCTACCATCCCATTTTAAAACTTGCCCTGTGCTAGGGGCTGTTGAGGAAACATCTGATAAATCAGATAATTCTGGAGTTAAAACACCTTTTTTCTCATTTCCATAAACTGCAAAAGGTTTTGTATCTGATATAGTTAATGTACTATTTGTAGTAGGATTATCTACTGTTCCGTAGGTACTTGTTGATGAATCATATCCATCTAAAAATTCAATTACACTAGTTTGATTGGAAGGTATATTACTATGTTTTATAGCGGATACATTGTCTGTTACATAAGTGTAAAAAGTAGCATCATCAATAAAAGTAATTTTGTTCCAGCTAAAAGATCCTAAAGGCATCCTCCATTGTACTGATCCTTGTGATCGTATGGTCATTATATTATGTAAAAAGTTTGCTGCTCCTGTATCTCCTGATATACCTGTATCTAAGCCTTCAAAATCAGCCTGAACTCTAACTGTTTTTATATTATTATTTTTAATAATAAAAGCGTCTAGATCTATATTTTGTAAGTTAAGATAAAGACTAGCATATCCATCCATGTCATTATTTTGAAAAGTTATGTCTCCATGTAATTCTATTTTATGTATAGCAGGAGATACATTAGCACTAAATTTACAAGAATCTACAACTTGTGCTGATCCATTAAAAGTTAATGTTACAGCAGTAGAAGAATCTATAATGTAATGAGTATTTTCTACATTTCCTGTTATCGTAGTATTTTGAGTTATAATTATTGTATTACTTAATTTATCAAGTGTTACAGCTCCGTCAGCTATTTTAGCTGTAGTCACGTTTGCATCTAGTATTTTATCAGTAGTAATAGCATCGTTAGCTACATCTGCTGCAATAATTGTACCGTCTACAATGTGATCTGCTGTAATTGAGTTATCAGCAATTTTAGTTCCATCAACAGCATCATTAGCAATTTTGGCTGTAGTTACTGCTAAATCTTGAATAGTGTCTGTACTAACAGCTACGTCTGCTGATGTATATGCAGTAAAATCATTGTTAGTATCTGTAACTCCTTCTCCAGCAGCTACCATGGCATTTGTTACTAGAGCAGCATTTTTTATTCTAGCTCCTTGTCCGGTAGTGTGATCATGGTCTGCTATCCTATCTGCAAAATTTGCTTTAAATTCTGCTGCCCAATCCGTAGCTCCTCTAGCAGGTATTCTTATAATTAAAATACTATTATTACCTATATTTACTTCACTAGCCATTACTTACTCCTTCCAAAATATAGGTTTACTGAAGCATTTGCTGTAAGTCCTGATATTCTTATTTTTTGTAAAAAGTTTTCAGATCCATCATCGTATGAAGTTAGTACAGGGGCGGCTGTGTATGAAATAGGTTGTCCTACTTGATGCCATGTTCCTAAAGATCCTGAATGACTAGTTTCTACTAATATGGCTCCAGAGTCTCCTCCATCAATAATTTCTATCATTATACTTCTAGCATTACTAGGAAGAACAAATTCTTCTAAATTTACTAAATTTTTTATTTCTGATCCTATCATGTTATCTCCTAATAATTCATTGTGTGTGTTAAAAATATACTACAATCTAAACTTGCATCTCCAGCGTTACTTATTTTTACTCTTACAAATTGTAATACAGGAACATCTATGACGGATATAGTACAATCCCCTACTGTTGCTGTACATGTAAATTCACAAGGACTTCCATTAGATAAATTACAAGCACACCAATTTACTCCATCTGGACTCATTTCAAATTCTACTGTTAAAACACATCCTGTACAAGTAGCTGTTAATATATAATCATTGTATTTAGGAGATAGTGCTACAGTTTTACTATAGGCTACATGTTGCGCTTGAGATCCTGTAAGACGTACTTCACCTAGAGAATTACCGTTCTCATCTACTAGGTCAGGATGTCCTACAGCCCAACCATTTCCATCTCCGTCTTTATCTACTAAAGTTAAATCTTTTATTAAATCTATTCTGTGGGCAGATGACATTACTTCATCCTCCTTTTTTTATAGTGTAATTCTACTTTTAGTTTATTATCACCTATATCACAAGTTCCGTTACCTGTCAATTTAATTCTAAGGTATTGCAATACTTGAGATGACATATTTTTAATAGTACAGGCTGCATCGCCTACTAGAGTAGCTAAATCTTCTAATTTTACCTGTACAAATTGTGTTGCTGAAGATCCTGCTGTTGTACTAGAGCTTTGAGATTGTAAGTATATAGATTCACCTTGAGCAGATTGAACATTTCCAACATTTGCAGTATCATCTAATTCTACAGCAGTTAGGAATCTATCATATCCTGATGCGTTATGCGTTCTAACATCTTTAATATCTACAGAGCAATCTCCCTCTGTATCTCCCCATCTATACCATGCCTCTAGTCCACCTATACTCGGTTGGGAGTTCCAAGGTTGCGTTTGTCCTTTAGGTATAGGATTTATAAATTGATTAGTGCTAATCATATCATTTATATCTCCTGAGTCTTTTAATAGTTCAGGATTTAGTAGAGGATACGGAATACCTTCTCCATACGGAGTTTTGCCAGGTCCTCTGGTATCTAAGGCTGTAGTTCTGCCATATATGGTGTATGGCTTTTCTTGGTTTATTGTTGCTTGTATTCCTGTAGATCCTTGATTTAACCAAAAACACTGAGAGTGAAAAGATGTCTCATCTACAGAACCTCTAAAGTTATTAGGATCTGTTTCACTGGCTGAGTAAGGGAGTACACCAGCACTAAACTGTGCATGAGGTTTGTACTCTTCTTCACTATTTGCTGAGTCATATCGTAAATGTCTATTTTCTATTACAAATTTTACATTCTTAGATACACTGTCAATAGTTTCTGTAGCTAGTGTAGCTCCTAGACCCCCTATATAGTCAGCTCCTACTTTTTCTACACCACTTGTTAGAGCCATAGGATATCCATCCATACTTAGTGTAAAGTGGTATTCTTCATCTGTTACTCCGTCACCTACACCAAACCTTACTTCTGTAGTACCTGCTACAACATTATTATTACCTGTTAAATCATTTATACCTCTGTAAGATAGTATTAGATTATGCCAATTTCCGTCCAATATGTTTATGTTACCTGAAGGTACTGTCTGGCTACATTTCCATAGTGCAAAATATTCGGCTTGTTCTTCAAAGCCATTTAGTGATAAACATATTGCAGCATCTCCACTAGCATCTGATACCCAAACTTCGTTTACAAAATCAAAGTTTTTAGTTATGGACATAGTAAGAGCATTGCCATTTATACTACCATTTACGTAAGTAGCTCCGTCTGCATCTACTTGTTGAGATATTAGTGTAGCAGAGTTTCCATCTTCATACTTTAAGGGACTAGATCCTGTAAGATCTTGCGCAGGATTTGACGTATCTGCTAATTGCCACCAAGCTTCAATAGCACTTGCTGTAATACTTGGTAAATTCTTTATATTACGAACATGTCCGTTACTATATAGTTGAGAAATACCTGCCGTGCCTATAGCTTCTGAGTGAATACTCCAATTTGATAATGTAGCATTTAACTTAGAAGCGTCTATGGATGCTGCGCTTAGATTGTTTGCATTTTCTTGCCCATCTCCTAATAAGGTAAATCCATTATCACCTTTTAAATCGCCATTTACTAATGTGTGATTACTAGTTCCAGACGTTAGATTATCTACTACTATTAGCTGACTACCTGAAGACATTACCATAATTATATGGTGCCAATTTCCATCATTAAATGTACCTGATACAGAGGTTGTAAGAGAAGAGCTTAAATAGGATGCAGTTATAGCTGATCCTGATAAGTCTACTTTTAACCCTGTAGCCGCTGCTCCTCCTGTATTACTAAATAGAGTACCTGTATCAGTAGTTTTAAACCAGCCTGATATTGAAAAATTTGATGCTGTATCTATAACATTTGTAAAAGAATTTATTAAACCGTTATAGGGAGTATCTGTAGTAGCGTATTGTACTATTGGAAAAGGTGTGTCGGTACCATTACGAACTATTCTTATATCGTTAGTAGGTATAACATTCTTAATACTAAAATTAGCGTCTTGAGAAGTTACATCGTTATCTCCATCCCCCATTTTAAATAAACATGTCAAGATAGTTCCTTGAGGTAATGTAGCTGCCTCCAAGTCATTTTTATTAGCTACTATAGAAGATATTGCTGAAGAATCTAAGCTTCCTCTAATAAAAGCTAAATTATCTATTGCATATATATCTCCGGTATCGTCGTAACTAGCACTACTTTTTTTTCTAAATTCTATATGATCAAATGTAAGAGATGTAGAGGAATCTAGTGTCGTAGCACTAGGAGCACCGTCAGGAACTAATTCTGTACCGTCTACAAATAGTTTCATATCATTATCTGCTTGTGTTGTGGAAACAGTTACAGCTCCATTAGTTCCTGTACCTTTTATATATAGTAATACATGGTGCCAACCGTTAAGTGAACTTTGAATATTCTGGTATTCGCACCTCATAGAATTACCTGAAGAGTCTACGTACCAAGTTCTAAGTCTTCTACTATTACTCGGCTCACCTGTTCCCTGGTGCATAAATTGAATAAGGATATATGCACCGTTAGTAAAGTGAAGGGTTAAAGGACTAGTAAATTCCCAATCATATAAGCCAGGTACAGAGTTATTTACTCTTCTAAACCACATAGATAGTGCAAAACCGTCTGCTGGGTCAGGTAGATCCTGCGTAGGCGTAGCATCTGTAGATACATAAAAAGGAGATGCGTTGTAACTAGCACTTGTCCTAGTAGTAGATGTGAGATTACCATTATAGGTCATGTTCATATATTCTCTATTGGCATCTGAATTTGCAGCAACCAAATTTTGCGTTATGTTTTGTGGGTAAGGAGCATCGCTAGATGTTAAAGAAACTATTGATCCGTTATTTGATCCATTCTTTTGTATATATCTATTACTATCTTTTCCATCATAACTTTTATTTGTTGAAACATCATCATTACTTAAATCACCAAATCTAAAATAACTATCAACTACACTAATAAAACTTAGATTAC